CTAAAACTAAAGCGGGATCAAAACTTGCACCACCGCTAAAATCAATTTCTGCCTTAAATATTGCCGCCGGCATTATCTACCCAAATTGCTTAACTGTGTTACCGCGCCTGCGCGATTTAAATTGTATAAAGCATCCTGAATTACTGATTGCAACTCACCTTCTGAAATAACTGATCCCGCCACATTTACATTTACGGTTGTGCCAAAACCGCCCATACGATCTAATGGCACAACCGCTTCTGCCCCTGCCTCACCAATCATTGCAATAGTTGGTTGATTGACAATCCCACCATCTGCAAGTTGGGGTAAATTGCCAAAATTCATATAAGACATTTGTGTTGGCACTACACCTTGACCGTATGCAGGTTTGCCAGTGCCAATTGGAACTGTGTAATCAATATTGCCCAATATTTTTTGACCAGTAGCCGTTGTGCCACCTAACGGTATTGAGGCAATCTGTTGCAACAATGCCAACATCTTGCGTAATTCTTCATTAGCAATAAATAGTTTTTGTAAATACAATACAACTTCAGTTGTGCTAATACCCCATTCTTTTGCCAACATCTCTATTTCTTGAGTTGATATTACGCCATCCTCAATAACTTTTAACACATCAGCATATCTTTGGGCTTCATCAACTGCGGCTTTTGTGCCATCTTGTAGTTTTTGTAGTATCTTTACACGCAATTCATCTTCAGTAGATAATTTACGGCTCAACGCAACCTGTAAATTGATGCGATCTAAATCAAACATGGCTGACAATTCAGACTTTTTCTTTTCTAATTGTTGTTGTGCTGTTTTTTCTTTAGTAGTTAATTTTTCAGTTGCCAAAATCTTCTTTTGAATATCTGCGATTATCTGATCAAAAGTTAATATTTTTTTAGTAGTTTTAACCCGATCTTCACGCTGATTAGAAGTTTCCTTTTCAGTGTTTAAAAATTTCATGCCTGTTTTTTCTAATTTTTGTAATGTACCACTTTCACCTACTAATCCTTCAACTGCTACTTTGGCTAAATCTGCATAAATGCCTAAACCTTTTTCTTTAGTCGCCGCCGCTATGCCAACAAAAATATTGCTAAATTGTTTAGCGGCAACTTCTAAATCATCTCCCAAACCCTTAATTAAAGGTTGGCCGCCTGAAATAATTGCATAAGCATTTAAAAATCCTGTACCTAAAGTTTCAGTGGCTTCTCCCGCACTGATTTTGAATGATTTAATTTGGCCACCAAAAGTTAAGGTGGCTTCTTCAGCCGCACCTGTATATTTTTGTAACACTTGCATTGTTTTGGCAAAACCCATTGTTTTTGCTTGTGCGGCTGTATATCCAATTCCTAATGTGCCAATAGATTTGTAATTACCAACGGCGGCCTTAGTAATTGCATCTAGTGTTGTGCTTAAATCTTTACCAGTACCGGCACTAACATCTAATGCAAGTGTTAATAATGCTTGTGATGCGTCTAGGTCACCGGTTTGTGCAATAAGTTGTTGTAAGGCTGGTACAAGTTGTTCTTCGGTAACATTTGTAAGTGATTGCAAACCTTCAATGAATTGGCTAACCTGAGCCGATAATGCGCCCTTACCAATACTATTTAAAGTCAATTTTAAAGATTTGTCTAACTGTTCTTGCGCCAAAGCCGCTTGTATAGAATTTTTAGCAAAAAGTGCCATGCCTGCGGCGGCGGCTATTCCACCGACTTTAGCAAAAGCGCGCAATCTAAATGATCCAGTTGCAACTACTTTGTCAAAACCTTTTAATTCTTTTGTGGCGCGCTCTAATCCTTTTTTGTCAAACTTTGTGAGGAAGTTAATTGCTACATATTGACTTAATGCCATTTTAACCCCTAAAGTTTTCGCCTAGATATTTTTTAAGCACACCGTATAGATTATCATTTACTTGGCCACCTAACTGTTGTGATGCCCTGTAAATCAATCTTTTTTCATTGTAACCTGCCGAATTTGCCGTACCTTGCAATTTACCAATAAATGATTCACTAGCGTTTCTATTTCGGCTAACACGCCTAGTTCTACTTCTTGATTTAGAAGTACCAAAACCTGCTAATTCATAAATTATACCTGGTACTGATTTATTAACTATGGCCAAAGCCGTAACTGAAAATGTTGTGCCTTTAACTCTTTGTACTTTTGTTTTAGCCGAACTAACTCTAATGCCGCGTATAACTTCAGTTTGTGACCATTTCCACCGGCTTCTTTTGTTTTCGCCGATAGTTCTACCCCTGTGGGCTTGGTCATTAGCCCATCCCCATTGTGCCGGATAATTTGGCTCAACATCACGCCAACCTGGAAATGGTGAATGTGGTACAAAACTTTGTGCTAATTTTGCAACAGGCTTTACAGATTTAGTTAATTCCCTTCTAAATTCTTTATGTAAATCAGGTTCAATCTTTTTCATAGTTGCCAATAGTTCATCTAAATTTTCAACATAAATGGAAGGCACTGCGGCTAATGATCTAGTTCGGCCAGGTAATCCTGAATACTTAGGTTGCATTATTTCCGCCTAACTGTTGCCTTCTTATTGTTAAATGAGCGTTCTTGTAAGATGGCTTTAATTGCTGAATAAATCGCTGGATCAACTTCTAGTAAATCTTTAGGGCTGATCCCGGTACTTACCGCCACAGATGCGATTTCGTAAATTTGGCCGTGGCGGTCTATCCATTTTTTGAATCATAAACCAAATCAACATCTAAAAATTGATTTATGTAATCATCACCAAATGCAAGATCGGTTTTGCCGGCATCTTTTTCTAAACGCCAAGCAAACCACCATAAATCAGATTCCATTTGTAAATCACTTAATCTCTTACGCCATCCTGTTTTAAATTCGGCTTCAAAAGCCACTTTTACTGACGGCGTAAGATCATAACTAATTTTCTTACCATCTTTTTTAACAATTTCAATCTTGTGCATTGACCCACCCTTTTCTTATTACGCGCTAGTTGATTTTGTTAAGGCTGTTACTGGAAGTGAAACGCTTACACTTGCTACGCTATCAATTGCACCATTCACAGGTGTCCATGATGAAATCAAGCATGACATTGTGTAACTTGGATTGGTAGCAGTTACCGTTCCTGCAACTGGTATCAATTTGATATTCAGTTTAGTACCCAACGCATCTTCAAATAGTGAGTTCACAGATGAAGCGGCAAAGTCATTGTAAAGTTCCAGCGACAGTGTAGGTCTTTCAACCCCACCTATCATGTTCTGTATATTATCTGACATGGCTGTGATTTCTACTTGATCAATTTCGCGTGTAAGGCTTACAGTGCTGACATGATCAGTAATGGTAGTTGTACCTACGATCACGGCAACTTTATTACCCATAAATATGGCCATATTTTTCCTCTTTTCTTAACCTATCAATTCAACTGAATATTGATAACTTAGGTAATCAATATTAGCGGAAGTTATCGTGCCAGGGCTTGCAGACACAACCCTGAGTGTTTGTACAGCACCGCTTAATGTTTTATCAGCCTCAATTGCGGTTTTGATTGAAGTTGAACCGGATGAAGCAAGTAGCCCATCCAATCTCTCTTGTCCATTGCGTTCACTCATTCTACCTACCACAACAATTACTTGACATGTGGCTGAATCAAATCCCCGGTTTAATGTAAAATCATAATTCATGTTTAATTGGCCAACAATGGCAAAAGCATTGTTTGTAGGTATGTTGGTTGAATCAGGTACATAATCAAATACGCGCAAACCACTAATACTTTGTAAAGCAGTTTTTAAATTATCTCTTACTGTGCTTGGTGTCATGCCACTACTTCTTTTTTATATGCCCTAACCATTGCTGTTACATCTCTACCCAAAGGTGACATTCTAACAACACCTAAATCACCTAAGCCTAAAATTCCACCTGGCGCATCTTTACGCTTGTATAGATCGGCAGTGAGAATTAGACAGGCCATATTTATGTCATCCGGTACTGATGGCCAACCCCATTTGGCAGTTACTTGTACGCCTGGGCGTAATCCATTTTGTGTCA